TATGCTTTAAAGGCACAAAATGAAGAATTTGAGGTAAAATTATCTCAAATAGAGCAAAAAATACCTGAAGTACCAGAAGTTAGGTACTATGAAGGTGATATTGAATTAATTTATAGTAAAATATCAAGGATAAAGGAAGAAATTGAGTCTCTTCCTGAGGTAAAATACTATGAAAATGACCTTGATACTCTAAAATCAAGAATTGAAGATGTAAACAACAATATTCCCACCTTCCCCAAATGGGTCAATGAGGTAAATGAAGTACCTGACTTCTCTTGGATTGGAAAAACCTTTGGAGTAATAGATGATGACTTTAAAGTGGTTCAAGGACATCTTGAAACTATTCAAGAAAATATAAATTTAAGAGTCTCAGAGTTATCTGAAACTATTGAAACTAAAGATTTTGAACAAAGAGTAGATACTAAAACTCTTTCAGAAAGTTTAACTCAAACAAAAGACAAAATTTATAAAGAACTGAGGGAAATGACCCTTAGAGTCTATGATCATCATAAAGAATTTAAAGATGATGATAGAAAACTAAAAAAAGCAATATTAAGTGAACAAAATAAACTAAAACAAAGTTTAAAAGAACAAATAAAGTCTATTGAAAAAGAAAGTATTAAGACAGATGAAAAAATTCTATCTTTTTACAGTAATTTAAAAGAAGAAATAAGTAAAAAGTTTGAATCTCTACCAGAAATTAAACATTATGACAATGAAATTGATTCACTCAAACAAGATGTAAAATTTGTAAAAGTAAGTGTTAAAAGTTGTCTTGAGGATGTTAAAAAAATATCTTTAGAGATAAAAAAAACACAATTAGATCTCACTGAGGGTCTTCTAAATGAACCACCTAGCGAAAAAGAAACTGCTGGTGGTCAGAGTGATCCTTTAACACCCCTTGATCAGAAATTTGCCACTCTTGATGACCTATCAAAACACTATAGGTTGTTTATCAGTAGAATTCAAACTCAATTGTCCACTATGGGTGGTGGTGGAGCAGGATTCATCAAAGACCTTGATGATGTTACCTTTGCTGGAGTTGATAATCAACTACTAATTTATAATGCCACCACATCTAAATGGGTTGGTATTGGTAGTGATGAATTTACTGCTGTTGGTGCTGCAGGAACTTGGGCTGTAGATTCAGTTGGTATTCATACAACAAAAATTGTTGGTATTAATACAACAACAGCAAAAGCAGGAGTTGCCCTTCATGTTATAGGTAATATTGAAGCAACAGGTAATGTAAATGTTGGCGGAACAATCACTTATGATGATGTAAAACATGTTGATTCTCTTGGTTTATCAACATTCAGAAGTGGAGTTGAGGTAAATACTGGTTCAGCAACTACTGCTTTACTTGTTCGTGGTGATGCTAGAATTACTGGAATCCTTACCATTGGTACAGCATCTGTAACCATTGATGGTGACAATAACACCATCACAACAGGTATTGTTACTATCACCAATTCAGAAGTTACCATTGGTGATAATGTAAAAATCAATGCTGGTGCAACAGGTATTAACTCAGCACCTAATGTCTTCTATGTTGCTAAAGATGGCAATGATTCTAATAATGGCACATCAATTGATAATGCAAAATTAACCATTGCTAGTGCTGTTGGAGTTGCTCAATCTGGATCAGTGATTAAAATTTTGTCAGGAAATTATGTAGAAAGCAATCCAATTGTAGTCCCTGCTTTTGTTGCAATTGTAGGAGATGATTTAAGAAGTTGTAAAGTATTGCCTAGTAATGCAACACAAGATCTGTTCCATGTCAACAAAGGATGTAAACTAGCAAATATGACCTTCTCTGGTCACACTGCTCCTGCTGCTGCTGTTGCCTTCCCATCTGCTGGTGCAACAAATGTTGGTGGTGGAAAATGGAAAGGTCCTTATATTCAAAATTGTACTAGTGACACAACAACAGGAACTGGTATAAGAGTTGATGGAGATAAGGCAGTAAAGACTAAATCAATGAATGTTGATGCCTTTACACAATACAATCAAGGAGGTGTAGGAGTTGCAGTTACTAATGAAGGATATGCACAATTAGTTTCTGTATTTACAATCTGTTGTAATGAAGCAATTACTGTTCATAAAGGTGGTCAAGCAGATGTTGCAAACAGTAATTGTAGTTTTGGAACACTTGGATTGGTAGCAGATGGTGTAAGTAATGAACAATTCACTGGTATTGTTACATCAACTGCAGCAGTTAGTCAAGATAATGTAGTTGTAAATGTTGGTGCAATTACAACTAGACCTTATGATGGACAAGTTGTTTATTTTGATCAACTATTTAAATCTGTAGAATCTATTACAATAACTAATGGAGGTAGTGGATATACATCTACACCCTCTGTTACTGTTTCATCTCCCACAGGTCCAAATGGAGAGGTAGCAACTGCCTTTGCAACACTAGAGGGTGGTATAGTTACAGAAATTGATATAATAAGCAGTGGAAGTCAATATACTGGAAACGCAACAGTCACTATTTCTGCCCCAGATTCTGGCACAACTGCCACTGCTACAGCAGTAATGGCAGATACTTACTACACAATAAATAGTGCTACACCCATAGTGTCTGGAATTACTACATTAACACTTGCTGAAAATTTACTTAATACAGTTGGGGTTGCATCAACTGCATACTTCTTCCAACAAAGTAAAATCATTGCTAGTTCTCATACTTTTGAATACATTGGTGCTGGAAATAATATAACATCTGCCACTCCAAAAAGAGGTGGAGTTACAATTCAAGCAAATGAAGTTAAGAGTCAAAATGGTGGAAGAGTAATTTATACAAGCACAGATCAAGCAGGTAATTTCCGTATAGGTGATGACCTTCAGATAAATCAGTCAACAGGAACAATCAGTGGAAGAGCATTCTCCAAGAGTTTGTTCTCAGAAATGACCCCCTTCATTCTAGCACTTAGTTAAATGGCACAGTTAGCACTCAATAGATTTAAGACTGAAACACTTCAGTTAACAACAGTAGATCAGACATTATATACAGCACCCACTGGTTATACAGGTATTGTGCTTTATGCTCATGTGACTAACTATGGTTCTTCACAGACCACAGTTACAATGTCTCATATTAGAAGTTCTACTACAACAGAGATTATCAAAGAAGCAGCTGTCCCTGTAAATGATGCTTATATTCCTCTTGATGGTAAATTAGTTTTACAAACTAATGACTCTATCAAAATCAAAGCTGGTGCTAACACCACTCTTAAAGTTCTTCTATCTGTGTTGGAGACTGCAAACTGATGCCTAGACTAATAAGTGCAATCAATTCTGGCAGTGGTGCTGTTGGTATTGCTAGTGATGGTGTTGATTTAGGAAATATGAAAAAAATAGATTATGAAAGCAATAGAATTGAGTTTGATAACACATCTGGTGTTGCTACTGTGATGTCTAACCCTCTTACAATCATTGGTCTATAAATACTAAGAGACCTTATTTTATATCAATGAAAAAGAAGTGTCCGGACGGAAAATATTATTGCTATACTGATAAAGTATGCAAAGACATTCCAAAAGGGTTCAAGATGGTTGGACCTATGGGGATGCTTCGTAAGGAAAATGGTCATTCTGTTGATGATGACGATTCTAAAACCAAAAAGAATGGTAAGAAGAATGGTAGTGTTTCTAATGGCAATGGTAATGGCAATGGTAGTAATGGTAATGGGAGTGGCAATGGTGGATCCTCAGTAAGTGAGGATTTGAGAAAGTGGTTTGGTTCTGGTCCTGAAGGTGGAAAAGGTGGTGGTGGATGGGATCGCTACAACACCAAAGGTGAGAGGATTGGTAAATGTGCTAGAGGTGAAGGTGAAGGTAAACCCAAGTGCCTTTCAAATGAAAAAGCAGCAAAAATGTCTAAATCAGAAAGAGCTGCTGCTGTAAGAAGAAAAAGAAAAGCAGATCCAGTAGCAGACAGGTCAGGCAAAGGAGGAAAACCTATCATGACATCAAACAAAATTAAAGAAAGTTCTTCACCAATGGTGAGACAAATTCTTGAAAAAATTGAATGTGAAAGAGAGTGGATTCTTATAGAAAAGAATGTGCCAACTAATCCTTCACTTTGGTCTAAATTTAAATCACAAGCAAAAGCAAAGTTTGATGTTTATCCATCTGCATATGCCAATGGTTGGGCTGCTAAGAAATATAAAGCAGCAGGTGGTAGTTGGAAAACAGCAACTAATGAAGAAAAAGATCACCCTAAAAATGTAAAGGGCATTGCAAAAGAATTAGACAAAGCAGTTGAAATGCATAAGAGTCAAGCAAAAAGACTCAGAAAATCTGGTATTTCAGAAGAAGATAAGAAAGGATGTGCTCATAACCATAAAGGAGAGGAGTGTCCTGTTCATGGTGTAAAGGAGTGTCCTGACGAAAAAAAGATTGAAGAGGCAGTGAGAGTACCTGCCAAAACTGGTAATCTTTACCAGGTAATGTTTACCTTCAAAGGTAAATTGATGTTAATGAAAGTTTTCTTCCCTGAAGTATCACCACCTACTAGAACAGAAGTTCAGGCAGCACTTGATAAAGTATATCCTGGATGTCATGTTAAGAGATTTAATAAAAGTGATTATCAACCTGGAGAATTGATGATAAATGTTGGTGAAGAAGTTGAGCAACTTGAGGAGATGCCTTATCAAGTAATGGGATCACCTGATGGAAAGAAGGAAAAGAAAATTGGTAAACCAGTGAAGAGTAGAAAGTATGCTGATGCAAGAGCAGCAGAACTATCTGACACTCATAAGAAAACTGGTGGAAAGTACAGTTCACAATATGTAGAAGGAGTTCATAGTGAAGATGAAACTGTAGATGAGGCAGCAGCATGGACAAAAAAGTCTGGTAAAAATCGTGAAGGAGGATTAAATGAAAAAGGTAGGAAGTCGTATGAACGTGAAAACCCAGGAAGCGATCTTAAAGCACCTTCAAAGAAAGTTGGGAACCCT